CCCAGCTGATGGTGGACTGCCGCAGGTACCTGACAGGGGATCCGCTCCCGTGGCCGGGGGCGAAGATCCGGCACGGATGCTTGGTTGTCGACATTGTGGACAAGTCCTCGTGGTTTGATCCTGAAGGAACCTCCTTGTGGGGCACTATCCGGGCCGGCTTCCTCCGCACCACCCAACAACTGGTTGGACATAACGTTGACACCGAGCACACAGTGATCCCCAACCCAAATATCCCGGTGAAGTATTCTGCCCCGAATTGGCTTGGCACCATCCCCCAGTGCCCTTATGTGCTGTACCGGGATGCTCCGCTAACCGGTATAGAGGCCGCGGATTTCACCTGGGAACCCGCTACCGCGGTGCAAATCCTCACTGGCGGCCACTCCACCTACGGCGTCAACGAAGCCCTATCCTCATTAGTAACGTTGGTTGGTAATTACCTGGGTATGTTCATTGCCACACCGACCATCGGCGTCATTGCGGATACTCTCCTCAAACCCTTCTACGAGGACACTATTTTGGCCTGGATGTCACTCAAGTCGATCCAGCGTAGCCGCACCCTCGGCTGGTCAAAATACTGGGAGCATTTCGCCGACGGGGCAGACCGCGGCTACACGCTTTCCGCTCTGGCCGCGCTCCGGGAGGGGTTTTGGGACACCCGTGAAAAAACCTCCCACAAACTCACCCTCGGCGATGGCGCCCCATGGTTTATCGGTGACCGGGGCCAGGGCCATTTCTTCCTGGGTGATCGGATCGGCGCCACCATCAAAGGCCTCCCTGGCGAACAGGTAGTGGTGGAGCAGGTCACTGAAATCACCTACGAACTTGACCGCGATACCCGCGGTTGGGCGTGTGTCTGCGGTGACCCCCAGGCCCAGCACTCACCCCTGGAACAAATCCTCACCAGAGTGAAATCTTCCATGAGCAGTATCCATGATCTAGGAGTCATCTAATGCCTATCCCTCTCCAAACTGCTTGCGACCCGGAGTCCCCCGAAGAACACGCCCTCTGGGCCCTCGTCGGTCTGGCTGGCCCCGCTGCGTCCGCCCCCCTCGTGGTCCCCACCAGCACGCTTAGGCAATGGTCGGAACACCTCTACCGGTGCGGCTTCCGCCACCACCCAGAACTGCAGGAAGTAAAATACGTGCCGCCCCGCGGCCCCCATGATTGGATCACCGCAGCCGGCGGCACATGGGTAGACATCAACCAGCCACTACCACCAGAGGTGACCACCCCAGACATTTCTCACCTTTCCATGGCGGAAAAACGCGCCCTGCTCGACCAGCTTACCGACGACCTCACACCCCCAGAACCCATCACACGGCAGGAGGCGACAGTAAACTATGACTGACCCAAAGGCCCTCATCGAAAGCGGCGACTACCCGCTAAAAACCACCGGGGACACGCTAGTAGGGGCTCAGGTCAAAACCATCACCCCCTACACCGAGCAAACCGTCAAAGACCGCGCCCGCAAACAAGCCCTCGAAGCCATGCCCTTCGGAAAGAAAGGGTTACCCGAGCTCATGGCCGACCTGGGAAAAACCGTACTCAGCGGCATCGCCGACATCTTCCGGGCTCTCGCCACCGGCGCCACGTTCGTCGTTAAGACCGGCTTGGAATTCATCGGCAGCCTACTCAACCGGGTCTTCGACGCTGTGGGGAGTCTCATCAAACCGATGCAGAAAGAAATTAAAACCGGGCTCTCCGGCCAGCTCGCCCTCAACGACCGAATCGACCTGCTCGACGGCGCGCCGGGCTATGTGTGCGCTTACCAGACGGTGAATTTGAATAGTGCCTGGCAGGCAAATACGGCGCGGACTTTGCCCTTTAAGGGGCAGGTGGGGCCGGCAAAGAACGCGCATTTGGATACGGAAAACGGCATGATTGTGCTGGATGCCAAAGGCTTGTGGACATTTAACGCTCGGTGCCACATCGGGAAAACCATTTATACCGGCTGGGGCTATTGTGATGTGAATCTTCTGGTGTATACGCCTGAGGGGCAGTTGTACCACGAGGTGGCTGCAACTTTCGAGACTCCGCAGCAGTACGCGCAATCACTGGTGCTGGCAACGGAACCGGTGGTGGTTGACCGGCCTGGTTATAAGGCGAAGATCCAGATCTACATGGCGAACTGGCGAACGTGCTATGGCGGCACCCGCTATTCCAGCTTTTCCGCTATCCGCCATTCACACGAGGTGGAGAACCTTGGTGAGCAAACTGTCCGAGATGAAGTATAAAACCGACAACAAGGAGGAAAAAATATGCGAACATTAATCATTGATCTGCGTGATGTGGGTGGTAAACCTCACCCTGAGGACTATGTGCTGTTGCAAGCACCAGCGCTACGCGGGTCTGTTGAATCCACCGGGGTCATTATCATGACTGCCCCGGTCCGTGTTGATTTGCTTGATGGCAAGGCAGAAGTCGAGGTGGAACCCGGCCCGTTGCTGGTGCAGATCCGAACCAAATCCGTCCGCGACTCTGGTCCGCTTGAGGTTGTTGTTCCTGAAGGCACTGGCCCTGTATCACTGCGTACGTGTATTGAGCGTAGCTTCCAATATCGTCCTGCGGTGGAGTCAGCAGTGGCGGCGGATGCTGACCGCGCCTATGCTGCCTGGCAGGGTGCCATTACTGCGGAGCGTGCTGCGGACCGGGCCGCGAAAGCGGCAGCCGCTGCTGCGGAAAATGCTCATGCTGCGGTGCAGCCGACGCCTCCCGCAAGTGCCACTGTGCAGGGCAAGATTCAGCTTGCTGGTGACCTGACTGGTACCGCCGCTGAGCCTAAGGTTATTACTGCGGGGGATGTGGATTTCAGTATCCATCATGATGCGCCACGTGCCGCGTTTGTGAAGACTCGGGCGGATGGGCAGATCGCTATCACCACGCCCTCGATCACTAAGCCGGCTCATGCAACCAACAAGGACTATGTGGACAAAGCCGATAACAAACTCCGGCTGGAGAAAGCGGACAAGGAGCACACGCATCAACTCCGTGATATCCAGGGTCTTCCCTCGGCAGCATCAACGTTCCTGACTCCTGGCCAGGCTTCCCTCATGATTCGTAGTGATGCTGGTAATGCGGATATTAGTGATCCCGTCACCGCCACCCATATTGCTAATAAGGGCTATGTTGATACCAAAATCAAGGAGGTGAATCGGCGCATTGATGTGCCGGAAAATGATGATATTGTCCGCTGGGATGACGGTCAACTTGTCTTCACCCGGATTGGCGCTATGGTGTGGGCCGTTGTCGGGGCTGCTTCCGCTGGTGTGAAAGGCACCCTCCCGCCGAAATTACGCCCAGTGGCCCGGGATGTAGATTTCTTCCTCACCAGCCCAGAGAAACGCAGCACCCCCGGTTGGTGCACTATCACGAGGGAAGGCGTGGTGAGCGTGAATTTCTCGGACCCTGCAGCAAAGACTGGGTACGGCATGGGCATGTACATCCGAGATTTCGCCGTTAACTAACAAACAAACTGGCACGAATGCGGAAACCCGCGGCCCTCCTAAAAATGTGAGGCCGCGGGTTTCCTAATACAAAAATAATTTCGAAAGGAGACGCTTCATGTCGAAACCAGATAATAATCATACATCAGGCGGCGGCCAGCTCATCCCTATTACGAACATGGGGGAAGATGTGCAGGCGGTGTTGGGGCGTGACCTTCATGGTTTTCTGGAAGTGAAAACCCCCTATAAAGATTGGTGGCCGCGAATGGTTGCCTATGGTTTTGAGGAGGGTGTGGACTATGCGCTCAAAAATGAGCATTCGGCGTCACCTGCGGGAATGCCGTCTCGGCCGCGGTTGAATCATGTTGTGTCTTTGGACATGGCAAAGGAGATTGCCATGTCCAGCGCTCCGCTAAGGGTAGGCAAGCCCGCCGCTATTTCATCGAGGTGGAAAAGCGTGCCCGCATGGCGCCGGCGTTTGACCCGTCGCAGTTGACCCGATCCGAGATCCTTTTAATTGCGCTCAATGCTGAAGAGGAACGCCTGGCCCTAGAGGCTGCTAATAAGCAGCTCCAGCCGAAGGCGGATGCCTACGACTGTTTTATTGATTCCACCGGCTCCTACAGCATGGGCACGGTGGCGAAAATGCTAGGCATCGGCCAGAACACGCTTTTCCGTGAGCTGCGGAACCGGGGCATCTTGATTACTAAAGGCGACATGCGGAACACCCCCTACCAACGCTATGCAAACTATTTCGAGGTGAAGGCCGGCGGCTATACCCGTTCGAACGGCACCCAGGTGGTAACACACACGACCCGTGTCCGTCCCCGGGGGATTGATTTCATCCGCCGCACACTGGGCTTGCACGGTGCTCACCCCATGCTGCCTATGACTTTCCAATAAGGAGAAAAACATTGTTAACAGTTCTTGATTACAGTGCTGGCGTGCCGCCAGCTGCAGCGATTCGTGCCGCCGGCCATGACGGCGTGATCCGCTATATCAGCCCACCCAGGGCCGGCTGGATGCTAGGCAAACCCATCCAGAAGACTGAACTCGGCGACCTCCAAGCTCATGGCCTGGAGGTCGCTTTCGTATGGCAGTTCGGAAAAGAAGATGATTCCGATGTGATGCGTGGCTACAACGGTGGCTTGGCCGATGCCCAGGCGGCCCAGCGGAAACTTGACGAGCTCGGGTGCAACGATCACCCTGTGTTCTTCGCAGTGGATTTCCCTATCAGCCTTGATGAGTGGAACGGTACCGCTTCCGAGTATTTCCGCGCCTGCTGTGAAGTCTTAGGGCGTGAACGAGTCGGTATTTACGGGCATTCCAGGGTGATCGCTTGGGCTGCCGTAGACGGGCTTATTGCTGACTTGGGTGGCGGAAAGTTCCTGGCGTGGCAGACCGCGGCCTGGAGCGGAGGCGTCCTATCCACGGAAGCCGTGCTATACCAGCGCCCGGGTAGCGAAACCGTGGGCGGCGTCGACTGCGATATCAATTTTGCGCTTGCCGACTACTGGGGCCAACACCCAAACGGCACCACGGTACGCCGTGCCCCCAATCCAGTACCTGAAACCTTAACCCAAGAAGAAGGAGGATCCATGGAAATCCGATACGATGCTGATTTCACCGTGGACATGCCTGGTGTCGGCTACCGCTCCCTCGACGCTATCCAGTCGATCTGCGTCCACACGGTGGAGTGCCCGCCCGAGCGCGATGGCGTTGCCGTCGCCCAATGGCAAACAAATCCCGCTAACGGCTCTAGCTATAACGTGCTCGCCGGCGTCGACGGCAACCTCATTTTGTGCAATACAGATGATTTCATGCCGTACGCAGCAGGCCCCACCGGCAACGCCCGCTGCCTCCACATCAGCCTCACCGGCTACGCCAGCATGAGCCGCGAAGACTGGCTTGCCGACGACGCCAAGCTGCGACGCACCGCCGAACAAATCGCCAGCTGGTCACAACTCTACGACATCCCCCTAGAGTTCATCGACGCCGATCAACTCCGCGCAGGCGCCCGTGGCGTTCATGGCCATGCGGAAATCTCCGCAGCCTGGCAGGAAGTCGACCACACCGACCCCGGCCCCGGCTTCCCGTTCGACGTCGTGCTGGCCTACGCCGCCGAACTCCTCGACTCACCTAACCAACCACAACAAGAAGAAGGAGAACCACGCATGGTGCGCTGGATCCTAGACCAACTAGTTGGCCCCGAATGGAAAGACAACAAGCCGGTTTTCTCCGGCTGGAAAGCCACCGAAGGCAAAACCTTCGTCGACTTCGTGGCCGACAAAATCAAGCTCATCCCGGAAATCGCCCGCACGGTAGCCACGCTCCCGGAGCGCCTCGACCGGATCGAAACCCTACTCAAGGAAGGAAACAAGTAAATGTGGACCCGTATTTTTTGGATTGATGCTGCCGACCGTGCGGCACGAACCTTCGCTCAGGCACTGCTAGCAACCATCACGATCGGCGATGCCGTCTACAGCGTGGACTGGAAAGCTGGACTGGGCATTGCAGTCACCGCAGCTATCGCATCCATTTTGACGTCTATCGCAACATCAAAAGTTGGTGCATCGGGTACGCCAGCGGTGGTGATTCCAGCTGCTGACGCCACGCCGGCGGCTACTGCTGATACCCACACTCCGGCCCATCGGGAGGTGAAGGAATGGCCAACCAGCTAATCGTACTAATCGCTGCGGTGGAAGCGCTGATCCGTAGCCTGGACCCCACCTTAGTAGCGGCAGTGGTCGATTCCGCGGTGGCCCTATCCTAGGACTGGAGGCCACATGGACCCAGCTGTAGCAGGGCTATCCCTATCGGGTCTAGGAATTACCGAAAGTATCGGCATCGCGCTCCTCACCCTGGTAACCACGCTGACCACCACGGTGATCGTGCAGAGAACCCTCTGGCGAACGAAAGCCTTGGAGTCAGCGGCAGCGCGTGCGGTTGCCGAGCGAGAAGCCGAAACTGCAAAAGCTCAGCTAGCGCAGAGCGAACTCCAGCTCACCCTCGAAGCCGGTACTCGGCTACGCGAGGATCTGTGGCGGAAGATTGAGAAGCTAGAGACCCAGCAGACCGAAATGGAACACACCATTGACGCCATGAGATCCGAGCGGATCCTTGATGTGCAGGTGCGTTTAACACTTCGCACATTGTTGGAGACCTACCCGAATCCGCCTGGCCGCCCTGTCATCCCCTCAGCTGTGGAACGTGTTCTTGCTATCAGTGAGGACACTGATAATCTGATCCGAGACCGTGATAGCCGAAGATGATATTGGCAACACTTTCGGCCCCGCCTTCGACCCTAAAAATTGGACATTAGCTGGACCACAAGAAAAATAATTCGGCTAAAGGCAGAGCTAAAAGCTACTAAGGTTAGATGCCCGTTAGCTCCACTGATGAGAAACCCCAGTTCCATTACGGAGCTGGGGTTTCCCTTTCTCTCTTGCCGGATAGTTTCTTGATAACCGCATCGAAATCACGAGCATGCTGGATAGCTTCAACCGTAACGACAAGAGTAGGCTTCTGTGATCTCTGCTGCGCCTATGCCCCCATCAGAAGTCTAACCACCAGATCAACCGGGATATAGGAGGCCTCAAGTGATTTTACTTTTCTATGATTCGACTCTAAGAACGCTACAGAGGTTGAGGGTAATCCTTTTGGATATTGAAATCATGTGATGGTTTTTGGAAGAGGAATGCCGTGGGTCTAGGGTTGTCTTCTACATGCTTAATTACCATGTCCAATGAGCCAAGCACTTGTGCTATTTGATTATGGAGGATACTACGCCCACGGAGTCTGTGGTTACGGGGAATGCCGATCCAGTGAAGTTGAGCTTTCTTGCAAGCTTCTCGTTCTTGTGGTCTGTGGATTTGGTTAATATCACTTGTGATGATTGCGTTATAACCTTTTTCGTGGGCAATATTGAAGAGCTCGATATCTTTAAAGCCGCGGTCGATCTGGACGCCTACTCGACCAAATTCGTGACCATGACCATGGAAAAACTGCGAAAATACTTTCCAACCTGCTGGTGGGAAGTTTTCATCCAATAAAAAATTCACGCTACTAACTTTCTGACGGACGCATCAAAATCAATGGCATGTTGGATAGATTCAATCTCAATGTCCGGATAAAAATCCGCAATTTCTTCCGCACTCATATCCCCATTAGACAAATCAACCATCAAGTCGAAGGGGATACGAGTTCCATCTAGTGTAGGAACACCCCCCAGTCGTTGAGGATCAATCCGTATCCCTTTAGCAGGAGTCCTAAGGTCTGGTACTCGGCGTCCTTGCAGGTTCATAAAAGGAGCATACACATCTTCAAGATTGATTACTTCCCATTGTCCAGGGTTTTTGACTACATCAAGAAAATGGTCTTTTTCATCATCCCAAATTTTGATTGATTTTCCATCGGTAGCAAAACGGTATTCGGAAAGATGCTCATTAAAGTCGAACTCGTCGAGATGGTTAAGTGCTTCCCTTATCCGTTGTAATGAATTGGTTGCTCGCAGTTTGGTTATTGACCGTAGCGCGACGATGTCCCGAAAAGAATAGATTTTTGGTCGTTCCTGATGGATCTCTGGGATAAGAATCCCATCATGTGCCCATCGCTGGAGTTGATTAATGGACGCTCCGCTGAGGAAAGACGCGACTTCAATAGAATAGGTCATTGTCTTTCTCCTTCTTGGATACAGGTCTTCTACTGAAATCCTATAACGATCGGAACAATAAAAATACCCTTCGAGGTTATTCGTTATATTCTTGTATTGCATAGTGCATAATGGCTGACAGCAGTAGGTAATTTGTGGTATCTTAGTAAAGATTTATAAGAATGGTCAAATGATTATTATGAGCAGGCTTTCAGACAAAGTTAGTAAGTGCCCAGTGCTTATGCAGTTTGGTGCCGCTGCGGTAATATTAATGGTGGTTGGGGGTAGTGGGTATTACACACACTACATGATGGTGGTGAAACCCCGCAT